TGGGCAAATGAAACAATTCAAGCAATTTATAAAGATGCAGACAACCCTCTTGGTTTGTTACAGACGGCTCGCCAAACTTTAGCAGCAGATCAAAATGCTCTTGAAACGGGTTTTCGTCAAGTTGGAGTTGCCGCAACATCCAAAACTACCGCTGCCGCAAAAACTCGTAGAGCAGGCTCTAACTTCAATCAAAAACTTCAAGCTAATGCAATTATGAACCAATTGCTCGACCCTGAAAATGTTCAGCATTTGATTACCCCAGATTTACTAACTCAATTTGGGCAAGCTAATAAAGCCGCAGCTAAAGCAGCAGGACAAGATTTTTGGGCTACTACCAAACCGGTCAAATTATATGGAACTGACTCAAAAGCCGTAACCGAAGCTAAGCAAATATTAGATGATGCTACAAAAGCAGAAGAAACTGCGAAAGCAAACGCAGCAAGTCTTGGTGTGGATACGCAAGGAATTTTCAAACCAATTACTAAACAAGATATTGCTAAAAAAATAGCTACAGAAGAACAACGCGCAGCTCAAGAAGCATGGAATAAAACTATTGGCGAAAAGCGTAAAGCAACTTTAGCGCTAAATAAAATTCAACCACAAGTAGAAGCTACTGAGGCAGTAGCGGCGCCTCTTACAACACCTACTGCTGAATTTGCCCAAGGAGCTAATATAGAAACTCCCGCTGGCGCTATTGGTTTAGCTGTTTTAGATACACTGACTAGCCAGAAAGCAAATAAACTTTATAATGAACTTAGCGATACATGGCTTGCAACAAAACTTCCATCCGAAAAAGCTGCAATAAAAACTAAAATTCTTCAAACGCTATTAGATGAATTTGGATACAACGTTTATAATCTTGGGGATTCAGAAGTACCAGAACTACTAAAGATTTTAGGCGATCAGGCAAGCAAGTTAGCTGCTGATTTATACGTTACACGTAATGCGCCAGAAGAAGTAAAGAACTTAGTAAAGCAACTTGCGGCTCTTGGCTATAAACCTGTTTATGGTACAGACATTGGACACGTGTTCAATCCTTCTGCGCAGTTTACGGACTTAGGTGCAGCTAATTTTACCAAAACGGCAAAGGTGGCACGTTCCCTTGGAATTAGTCCCCGTCTTTCTGACTCTCAAGCCGTATCTGCTAGAACGGCAGTTGAAACCCAACGATCACTTCAAGAAGCAATTGATGGTGGAAAAATAAAAGTTTTTCCCAGTTTCAACGCAGATCGTTTATTGACCTATATCCGCAACAATGTAGATAAAACAATTGATTTTACTTTTGGACAAATTGCCGTAATGGAGTCAAGTCGCAAAGCTGGGTTATATGACGTTCCAATCAAGCGCCTTATTGAACAAAGCAGAGTCGAGTCTCAAGGTAAGAATACCCTTACTGAAGCAGAAGCATGGGATGAAATAAGAAAAGCAAAACGCGGAGAATTGGGATTGCGCGAAATAAATTATAAAGATTTTATTGCAATCCTTACTCGTCCAATGGATAAAGATATTGTTGATGCAATGGGCTTGCCAAGTGGAACAAAATTTATGGATGAACAATCTGCTCGGAATACCGTGCAAGCAATTTGGAACGCTCGCACAAAAGTTCCCTTAGAAATGATTGGTGGCCCAGCCAAATTAGAAGATATTATGTATGCTGGTTTTGCAATAGGTAATAAAGAATTTGGAAAAAATGCGATGAAACTTGCATCCCTTCCTTCAACTTTATTCAATTTACGTACACGTGTTCGCTATCAAGAATCTATTGTTTTTGCTTTTCGTCGTATGTTCAAAACTGCCGCAAAAGGGATTACCGAAAATATCCCACCAGTAATGTACCCAGAAGCAAAAATGGAAGAAATGGGAATCGCTAACGAAGCTGCCAAAATACATGAAAGAATTTTTGAAAAGAACGCGGTGCAAAATGCTTTTCTTGACGATGCAGAACGTGTAATCAAACAAGCCGATTTTTACAACCTTTACAATCCAATTGCTTCCGAACAATGGGCTGGTTATTGGTTGTCAAAGCAAGGTTTTTCTGATGCAGAAATATTGAAAAAAGTAGAAAACATAATGGGGTATGGCGAGCGCACCGCTGCTGAACGTTCACTCAATGCAATATTCTTTCCTTTCTCTTTCAACAAAACAGTAATGCGTCAATTTGGTAAATTCTTTTTGACTAGCCCCGGTAAGTCTTTGATGGTTAGCGGCGTAATTGATTTATACGATCAAATCAATGGCCCAGAACTAAAGAAATGGCTAGAAGATAATGCCCCTCTTATCAAACAACTTGAATTACTCAACCCACTAGAACATGGAATTGGTCTTGGTGGTGCCGGTGGTATCAATGCTCCATACTTGCAAGGACTTTCTGCTCTAATGACAGTGTTAGGGCCAAAAAAAATTGACTATGGAAGTCAAGCTAAAAACGATGCAACTCTGACTGTTCTAAAACAATATGTCCCAATGATAAAAGAATTTAGTGACTTGTTTCTTGGTCCCCAAAGCCAAGGCCACATATTTGAGGGACAAGTTCAAAGCACTTTGAAAACTATTCTTGACCTTGGTTCCTCAATTGGTAAACCTAAAGAAACAGATTTAGCCCCACGCCAACATAAAAATATGCCTATACAAGCGCAGCAAACAGCAGCTTGGGAATATCGTACTAAGTTGATAACAGGACTTACTAAAATCCTAGATTACAATTATAAGAACCCAGACAATAGGGCGGTATGGCCAGATTGGATTCCTACAGAAACGGGTCTTGTGGGCTTACCAATCAATAAAGCAACCATCGGGCAACTTGTTCATTACAAGTATCCTGCTTGGGATAATGCTCTTTCAGCCGTAATTTCCCAACAAAAAGCAACAGAGGCAAATCGTTTTATTGGTGAGATAACTGCTCGCAATCCTAAAATGGGTGCTGATTACCGCATATTTGAAAATGCCGCCAAAAGAGTTAGCGACGCGGTTGCCAAAGATAGTGTGACTCCTGAGAATCTTGTCAAAATTACGGATGGATTCCGCGCAGTAGCGATAGACTTAGCAACTAAAGATTCTAATTTTGCTGATTTCTATAAAACGCATTACGAACGCTTGTTCGGACCATTGGAAGGATTGACTAAATGACAACCCCAAAAAACACTACACAACTTTCCGATCTCAGTTCCCTTATAGGAACAGGACTCAATGGTTCGGGCAAAGCGGGAAAAGTAGATATAACTAGCAATGAATATAATATTACTGGGTTAGGTTTACCGCTGAGCGTAACTAATGGTAAAACAACTATGAACGCAGATACCCTTATCAAGGCACTTCATGCTACGGCAATCAAAGACCCTCAAACATGGGCTGGGATTCAATACGCTATGTACCAAGCGCATTATTATGGCGATACTATGCCGAGTCTTGGCGTATGGGGAAGTTCCGATCCAACAAGCGTAAATCGTTTTTTAGAAGCCCTTACTATTACAAATCCAGATATAACTAAACCAGCTAATGTGACTTCTTTCCTAACTGAGCAACAGAATACTGCTATCAAAATTGGCGGCAATGGCGTTCGTCAACAAATTGCTAAAGTCACGGTTCCAAATGCTCTCGATCTCAATTACATTGCTGACAAAGCATTTCGTGCCGCACTTGGCCAAGCGCCAACACAAAAACAAAAAGATGATTTTACCAAATCTTATCAAGCAGATGTTATGGCTGTTGCTAGAGCCAATGCTGCTTCTACCGCTGCCCCTACACAGATTCCGGGTGCGATGCCTACGCCTTCTACATCTACTTCACCAATGGCGCCGCCTAATCCTGCGGCACCTGTTGCAAATACAATGCAACAGAATCTTGCGCAAGGTCTAAAGGCTCCAACTACAAAAGTTTCTGGTATGCAAGATGTTGCTAATGCAAATGTTGCAGCAATGGAATTTGCTCGTAAATCAGACCCAACTGGGGCTGGCGTTCAAGGTTTGAATACAGCGCTTAGCGATTGGTTCAAGTCTCTCGGTGGAGGTGGATTGGCATAATGGCAACTAAACCAAAAGTAAAAGGGCCGACAGATGCTCAGTTATTAGCAGATGCTAAGAAAAATAAACCTTGGCTCGTTCCATTACTTACCGACCCTGAACATGGAAAAACTTATTTAGGTTGGGCAAGAGATGCCGCCCTTGGAAAAGCTCCAACATCTACAGAAATTGCAGCAGCTACATACAACTGGGACATAACTCAATCATGGACCGCCAACCAAGCAAAATTATTCAATCTAAGTCTTACTGCTCCCGGAGAATATAAGTCACAACAACAAGCAACTGAAGCCATTGTTGATAAATATATCAAACAATCTGGAAACGTAGTACCTGCCGCAAAACGTCAAGAACTTATCAATGATTTATTTTTGAAAGGTTGGCAAGCTACAGACCCACGTATTCCACAACTTATTGCCGGAACCTATAATCCTAAAGAAGCGGTTTCTGGTACAGCTCTTACAGTTACCGACCAAATCAAACAAGCGGCAAGTGATTATATGATTCCTATAGATAATTCGATTCTTCAACAATGGGGATCGGCGCTGCAATCTGGCGATAAAACTATTGCTGACGTCAATAACTATTTCAAAAACCAAGCAGCAGGACTTTATTCATTTATGTCTGGGACTATTGACCATGTAACACCTGCTACTTATTTTGCTCCACTCAAAAGTCTTATTTCAACAAACCTTGGCATCCCAACAGACCAAATAGATTTCAACGAACCTAGTGGTAAATGGATGAATTTGGCAACCGCCAAAGACCCTAAAACTGGCGCTTATATTGCTCGGACAAATACTGAGGCAGTAAAAGAAATGCGTACAAATGCTATTTACGGTTATGACAAAACTCCGGGAGCGATACAATCTGCTTTCGATCTCGGTACGCAAATTCGTTCGATGATGGGATTCGGGGCATAATATGGCAGTTGATCCAGCATTTACAAGAAACACCGCGCAAGAAGCGTATGCCATATCCAGATTAGGTATGACCCAAGCGCAAATTGATGCTCGCGGCGGCATCAATGCTTCTGGTTATTACGGAGATTCTTGGAGTTCAGCAAAGAATCTTAGCGATGCTGAATATGCTGCCGCTGCCGCTAAAGGCGGAGGCGCCGCTGTCAACGCTGCAACTGCCGCCAAGGTCGCAGCTTCTACACCTGCTCCTGCTCAAAGTGCAGCCGCCCCTGCTGGTGCAGCAATCCCAATTTCTCAAGGTGGAGTAAACCAATCTGCCAAAGATGTTGTAAATTCATTTCTCAAAGATGCTGGCTTAGGTGCGCTATCTGATTCCGCTTGGTCGCAATGGACTTCAGGAGCAACGGCAGCACAAATTATTGATTACGTTCGCTCAACCCCAGAATATGCAACTCGTTTTCCGGCTATGGGCAATTTGAATAAAGCCGGACGTAATATTTCAGAAGCTCAGTATATTGCCAAAGAACAAGCAGACCTAGACATGATGAAACAATTTGGCGTAACTAGCCCTACATATACTTCACGCGCCTATCTTGGAAGTCTTATGACGAATAACGTCAACCTTACAGACCTCCAAGCGCGTCTTATCGCTGCGCAAGATTCAGTTCTTTCTAAAGACCCTGCCATCCTCAAATATGCACAAGATACTTTTGGTTTGACTCAAGGCGACCTTATGGCTTGGGCGCTTGATCCAACTGCTGCCCTTCCTGATATTCAACAAAAAGCAAAAGCATTTCAAATTGGTGGAGCTGCACTTCAAGCAGGTTATAGCGATACTGCTGCTGCTCAACTTAGCAAGGAAGAAGCAAACGCTTTGGCTGCTAGGGGAATCACTGCTGCTCAAGCGCAACAAGGGTTTACTAATCTTGCCCAAATGAATCAATATAGCCAAATGCTTCCGGGCGCTAACCCTGCGGAAACACTTACCCAACAAGAGCTTATCAATGCCCAATTTGGACTTAGCCCTGACGCTATTATGAAACTCAATCAAGCTAAACAATCCAAACTTTCTGAATTTGCCCAAGGTGGAGCATTTGCTGCAACTCAAGCAGGAATTACAGGGATTGGTTCTTCGCCAAGCGTTTGATAACTTGCACTAAGCATTACATAACTGTAATATCTATTTTACAAGGTCCAAGAAATTGTAGATAGTTTCCAAATCGTCTATCTAAGACCTATGAGATTTGATGAGAGTTGCCCCGTGTTTGGCTATGCGGTGTCAGTTCTGGGTTACGACCCAAACAATGTTTTATTAGCCCCGCCGTGCCACCCTCCAAGGTAGGTACGCGATACGGAATTTGGAGAAACAAATGGCAGAATACGATTTTGAAGATGATGGATTAGTAGAAGATTCAACTGAAGAAACGGGTAGCGAATCCAGCAAGGATTCACGTCAGTTTGTTCGTGATTTAGAGAAGCAAGCAAAAGCGGGCAAGATTGCAAAGCGCGAGGCTGATGAAGCCAGAGCTGAAGCCGATCATGCAAAGCGTGAACTTGCTTTGATGAAAGCGGGCATCGACATGGATTCTCCAACTGGAAAGTTATTTGTCAAGGCATACGATGGAGAAATCTCCGTAGATGCAATAAAAGCAGCGGCAACTGAGTACGGTCTAATCGCCACATCTCAGACACCAGAAATTCAAAATGACCTAGCGGGCATTGACAGAATTTCTCAGGCTTCTGCTGGTGCATCTGGTTCACTTACTACCAGCGCCCTTGATGACATTCGCAATTCGAAATCTCCTGAAGATGTTCTAAAAGTCCTTCAAGCTAACGGAATCTCTGTTTCTAATGAACAACCCGGCGGGTGGGTTTCACTCGTCTAAACCTTTAGCGAAAGAGAACTAACAAATGGCACTAACACAGGTCAGTTCGCTTGATCTCTCGAAGGCGGCGTATGAGCAACTTGCTTACTACGCACTCCGTCCAGAGCTTTACTACGATTCACTCGTAGAAATTCAAGCAACAAACGCAACAAATCGTGGTACTTCAATCACATTCACAATCGCTTCAGACCTTGCAGAAGCATCAACAGCACTTACAGAAACTTCAGATGTTACTCCAGTAGCAATGTCTGACTCCTATGTAACTGTTACACCACTTGAATACGGTAACGCAGTTCAGTTGACTTCAAAGCTAGGCGCAACAGCGTTCATGGAAGTAAACCCAATTGCAGCAAACGTGGTCGGTTGGAACGCTGGTATCTCAACAGATGCTATCGCTCGTACTGCTGCTGGCGCTGGAACAAATGTTGCTTACACATCAGGTACAACACGTGCTGGACTTGCAAAGACAAACACACTTGCAGGTAACGATGTTCGTAAGTCAGTTGCTAACCTTCGCAAGAACAACGTAGCAACATTCAATGGTATGTATAAGGGTCTAATTCACCCAGATGTTTCATACGATTTCCGTGGCGCAACTGGTGGAACAAACTGGTCAGACCCACACGTTTACAACGATCCATCAGGTATCTACAATGGTGTAATTGGTAACTTCCAAGGCGTTCAGTTCATGGAAACACCACGCGCACCATTCTTCTCTGACGGTGGAACAAACACATGGACAATCTCAACAATCACAGTTGCAACTAATACTGCATCTTTGACATCTTCAGCAGCTCACGGGCTTGCTGTTGGTGACACAGTAACAATTTCAGGCGGTACTGCTACTTCTGGTACTGGTTCAAGTTCACAAGTTGGATTCAATGCTCAGTTCACAGTTACGGGCATTACATCAACAACAATCTTTACAGTTGACATTACAGGCAAAACATCTACTTGCAATGCAGGTACTTCGCTTAGCCTTGTTGCTGCTTCTGTAGATGTTTATGGAACTTTGGTTATGGGCCGTCAGGGTCTTGCCAAGGCATATTCAACTGGTGGGGGATACGGAGAGCAGGCAATCATCGTTGATGTTCCTGTTATTGATACACTTCGTCGTTTCACTGGTGTTGGTTGGAAGCACTTTGTCGGTTACGGCATTTTGCGTCAGGCAGCTATGTACCGAATTGAGTCAGGTTCTTCAATCGGACAATAAATAAAGTTTGGGGGCAGGGCGGTTTCTCACCTTTCTCGCTCTGCCCCCTTCTTTACCCTTTGATAGTTAGGACTGGAAATGCCAACTTTTACCCCTCCGTCAAGGACATTGGTTCCAGTCATATCCCCTGTAGTTCCTAGATGGCAACAACGTCCATTTGCTTATTTCAAAGCATCTATCCCTAGGGGCGCAAATGTATGGGTTTACACAAACAATACAATTTCCGAAAATCAACCTCCCGTTTGGCTCGCAACCGAAACCCAGCCCGGAGTAAAAAAAGTTTATTACGGTGGACATTCTTACCAGATAACTAGCGACGAAGCGGTACAACTTACCGCTGCGGGTTATGGTGATAACATTGTTTATTGAACAAGGGGAGCAAATGGATCACAGGGAACACACCGAATACATTGAAGGTTGTTTTGTTTGCAAAGTGTCCACAGTTACTTTTGGTTCAGGAACAGCACCTACTCGCAGACCCGGTGCGGAGTCCGTAGAGGCGCGTGAAAAGCGTTGGAACAAAGATATGCCAGCATATAAAGAACTACGCGCACAGGGGCTACAACCGCCTCATATTGATGGTTCGGCAGAACTTGCAGCAAAGGCAGAGACTCGTTTTGAAATTGAGTCAGGCAAAGTTCTGGTAGGACAAGCTAAAAAAATTGAATCCACGGTAAATGCTATTGAATCCATAACTGGTACAAGCATTTATAAACCTAATACGACTCCGGTGAAACTATGACAACAGGGCAAGACTGGATTACAACTACTCGTTCATCTTTGATGAATGGCTATACAGAAAACCGTAATAAACTTTCAAGCCCTTATACGGCAGGAAGTGGGACTCTTACTTTTTCTTATGTTCCAGATGGGGTTCGTCAAGGCGCTCGTCTTTCCATTGACAGAAATACTTTTTATGTGTGGAGCGTAAACGGCCAAGTTGCAACCGTATCAGGCGGGGAAGATGGTTCAACTGATGTAAACGCAGCAACAGGAAGTTTGGTTCGTGTAGCCCCACGTTTTACGGATGATGAAATTTGGAAAGCCCTTGGTGCCGATCTTGGAGATTTATCTTCTCCATCAAATGCTCTTTTTGGTATTGGTACTATTGACCTTACTTATAACCCAATTGTCAATGGCTATGACCTTGGACCCGTATCAGATAATTTTCTTTCTGTTTATGAAGTCAAATATCTAACTCCCGGACCTCAAATGGATAATCCACGTATTCATACAAATGGATGGCGTTTGAATCGTAATGCCATTACTACACAATTTGCATCAGGAATGTCTATCCAACTTTTTGAACCAGCATATCCGGGATATAACATTCGTATTGTTTACCGTTCAATGTTTTCAATGCCTACGACTACTTATGCAAACGTAGGAAGCACTGGACTTCTTTCTAGCGCATTTGATTTACCTCCATTGGGCGCTGCAATTCGCCTTATGTCTGGACGAGAAATCAAACGTAATTTTACAGAAGCACAAGGCGATACTCGCAGAGCATCAGAAGTTCCACCCGGAGCAATTATGCAATCATCACGTAATTTGCAAATACTTCGCGGGCAACGTATTTCTGCTGAAGCTGCAAGACTGGATGCTCTCTACCCTAATTTCAAGGCGTAATAATGGCTAATGAGATAATTAGTTATAAAAGTCGTTATTTCAAACCTTCACCTGCTTTCTTTGCTGGTACAAGTTCTAGTTTATTAGTTCCATATCCATTTCCAATTGCTATTGGTGGGCGTCCTTATCAAATTCAATGGGATTCAACTGCAATTGGCGTTTGGGGTGCAAGATTCAAAAAAACTTCATTGCCCCTGCTTAGAACTCAAGCAGATAATTCTAATACCCCGGGCGAACAATCAATTTCCCCAGAACAATTTTGGCGCAGATCGCAAGATTCTTGGCAGTTTGGTGCAGGCCAAGTTCATTTAGATCGTAACAATAGCGAATTACGCAGATTCAATTTTAGCAACGGAATTGACCCTTGGAATCCTTGGGAACTCAAGCTACTCAATGACACGACTAATGTTTATTCCAGCGCTAATACGGGTTTGCAATGTGTGGTTGCAGGCACTTATGTTTATATGATTGATTCGACTGCGCTCAAATTTTCATCTGGAG